CGGCCGATATGATTACAGCGACGATCGTGAGGATATTTACCCAGATGATTTTAGATTGATACCATGGTTTCATCGTTATACTCCTATAAAATACTTCAAGATAATTGGTATTACAAACGCACATAACGCTATTGCTCCATAGAGCCTATTAATGTGTTTCTCGTGTTCCGCAATCTGCCCCTCAATAACTTCAAATCGTACGGTGTTCTCCTCCAATCGCTTGATTATATACTTGATATCCTTTGATATTTCCGCAATCGATACTTCAAGGCTTGGCGTCATTACGCACCTGCAATTCTATAATCTTAGATCGGAATGCATTCATATTAATCATCCGGCCGGGACACGTCTTGGGGCTCGGCACCTCTCGGTGCCCAATAACATTTTTTGCCGTTGCAGTAATCCCTCGCCAATCGAGGAGTGATAACACGGTGTTTGTAATCCGCTCCTCGAGGGAGGCCGGCCACGGAGCGAGATCGTAATTGCCCACTACCTCGATACCCCACGCCCACGAGTTGGCACTACCTGCGTGAATACCTCGCACATTCATCGGAGTCATTTGCCAAATACCATCATCGTCTGTATTTGGCGATCCGGCCGCAATGAATAAGTGCGGCCCACGATCCCAACACAAGCGTTGTTCATAGTATCGTGCGATTGACTCGATAGAGCGACGGCCTCGCCACTGCTCGATTGTTGGCGCCCACGTATGATGGATTACGATACCTCGAGCCCAATGTGCGATATTGGGATTATATCCATCGAGGTAGTAATTGAATTCTTTATCAGTACTCCACTGACGGACATCTTTTATAAACAAATGAGCCTCCGTATAATCCTATTTAAATTATACAGAGGCCGTCAATACAAAACAATCCCCTCGGATACTTCTGCTATCACCTAGCATATCCGAGGGGATCATTACCGCCAGCAACGACAAGAATGATTATAAATCATCATTCAACTTTTGGCAATGTAATCCCTACCTGTTTTTGATATTTGCCACCCTTGTCCGCATAGCTGGTATCCGGATGAGATCCCTCAAAAAATAGCACCTGCGCTATACCCTCATTGGCGTACACTCGGATCGGGAGGGGAGCCGTATTTGATAACTCGATTGTCACGTGGCCCTCCCATCCCGGCTCGAGGGGAGTACAGTTGACAATGAGGCCGCACCTCGCATATGTAGATTTGCCGAGCACTACTGCGAGCACATTGCGAGGTATTCTAAAATACTCTACAGAGCGACACAGTACAAACTCCCCTGCCGGTATTTTTATGCTATCGGCCGTAATGCCATCAAGGAGCTCGTACAAGTTTTTTTTCTTGGGATCGATAACACGTGCTTTATCCCCTCGGAATATTTGCCACTCTGGTGCTACTCGCATATCATACCCAAATGATGTCACTCCATAGGAGATTACTCCGGAGCGCACTTGCGACATCTCAGCTCCCTCAATCATCCCGGCCTCGATGCGGCTCCGGATCTCCCTATCATTTAAGATCATCATTACCTCCATACAGCTCTGCTGTCATCATCGATTACAATCCATTTATCCCAACACGGTTGGGATGCAGACCAATGACGCCACCCTTTGCCATTATTCCATAAACGGATAAATGCATTGTACTGCGATTGTGGCGTATCCTCCTCTGCGTGGCTCCGGCCCACTAGCCACTCATACGTGCGGTCATTAAACTGCCACGCTCCTCCATCCATCGTTGCACTGCGAGCCGTAAAATCATAGGTGCCATAATTATATGCATCCCCACTCTCGCACGTAGCAATCGCCATTGCCTCCCGTGTAACGTAGATTCGGTCTGTATGGCATACGCCACCGTGGCAGATGAGCGCCAAAAATACCTCGAGTAAAATCATACGGCCTCTTGTATTCCGAGGATAATCATAGCCTCCTCGAGTGACGTTACAATGTTGACATTCCCTCGCCACGCTCCGTGCCACTCATCCTGTCGGCTCTTTGTTCCGGCCTTGGTGTATCCTCCCGGAGTTTTAAACTCAAATAGATAATTGCGGCCTCGATACCCAACAAGCACATCCGGACATCCGGAGCCGACATCAGCGAGATCCTGAACAGTGGCACCTAACGAAATAAGCACCGCAACAATACTATTATGGATCTTATCCCGGTTTGCTCTGCGCCTCATTTTTTAGCCTCCTCGATGTCAAGATATGCCAGCTGTAATTGGAGCGCTCGCATGTCATCGGCTCGGATGCGAGCGGTCCACCATACCGCAATTAATTTCGCAAAATCATCCCCTCGCTCTACAGTGCGCCCAATCCGCTGTTTGAATTTTTCCATTAGCTCATTGCGCTTCAGCCATGACATTGGTGCGGATAACTCTGCGGCCGCAGTGAGTACAATCATAAATCGCTCCTCGAGATCGGGAGTGACAAGCCTCCCCCAATTCCGATTGAGTTGCTCAGACTCCCGGGATAATTCCGATAAAAGGAGCGCTTTGGGCTTATCATGACATCCTATACATAATTGCGGATACGATCGATGGTAATTGACGGCTCCCCTACAGACAAGGCACTCGGTAATTTTAGTCACTTCAGTAATTGGCATATATCCTCCCTCTTTTTTTATATCGCACATGGCTCGGTATAATTCCCCTATTTTTCAATAGTACGTTAGTACGTTAGTACCTGTTTTTAGGGATAACTTTCTATAGTGATTTTTTACTATAGGAGTTTACCTCAAAATACGATACTAACGCACTAACCTACTATCAATTATTGCATCGGGATCTCTCGGATATACTCCCTATCGGATTGCGGAGCCGTAAAATCATCAATGGATACCTCATCCTTGCGGAGGCCAATCCCAATGAGGCTCGAGGCTTGCGCTCCTCCAAGTGTTACGGTCCACCGAGTAGTGAGCTGGCGTGTCAGCCAACGTTGGCTCTTATACTCCGCAGATTTATCTCCCTCATCCTGTGCCCACTCCCTCCACGCTAAATACATGGCATTTTTCGGAGCACTCCGGCCGGGAGATACTTCACAGCGATCGGTAATAAATCGAGCCACTGCATCCTCCTCCCCTCGATACTCCGTGGTGGCTCGGTCCACTGCCTTGCAGGAGCCAAGGCCGATTTTATACCACATGATAGATCCCTCTATCATCCATCGCAAAATACCCTCTCGATGTGCGTAAAATTCTGCCTCGATAACTCTGCTGTCACGCTGTTTATTTTTGGGGATTGTTTCAGTAAATGGCAGGATCCGGAGTCTGCGCCAAATGCCATCATCGGTGCCCGATATCCGAGGTTTATGATTGCCGGATATCCAGAGATGGTGCTGGGGAGTAAATTCAAATACGCTCTTATACATATCTCGAGTAGCAATCCGATCTCCTCCGGTAATACTTTTAATGAGTGACTCATTCATACGCCTCCCCTCTGGCATCTCTTGAGCCACCGCAATTCTGCGGCCGGGGAGCCGTGCCATATACGGACTCGCTCCCTCTCCTTTACCTCCTGCGACATCGAGGAGCGCTTCAATGCTTGTCGTGGTAGCATACTCCCCTGTAATCATTGCAAGCATATTCATAAATGTTGATTTGCCATTTTTCCCGTTGCCATATGCGAAAAATAAACAGTGCTCATCTGTACGGCCGGTCATGCTATACCCCACGGCTCTTTTGATGTATTGCGACAGCTCGAGATCTCCTCCGGTAATTATCTGCATAAATTGCTCGATGATATTCTTATCGGCACTCGGATTATAGGGGATGTCAATAATCTTGCTAAAATACCACGTGCGATCGTGGGGAGTAATCGCACCGGTTTGTAGATTACATATGCCATTGGCAAGATTAATATAGTCAGCGTGGCAATCAAATCGGCTCGATGATACTACCAAATACGGCTGGGCGCTCTCGATCATCGCATTAATCCGTGCGACGGTTTGCGAGCGGAGCGCCCACTTTGCTAGCTCATTATCGAGTGCCTCGTTTTTGATAGCACTTTTATACATATCGATAATCACTGCGTGAGCGAGCCTCCGGATTGCGGTAATGTCCACACGCTCCCAATAACGCTCATTCCATATCATCCATTGTTGCCACTCGGATATATAGCAGACTCGCTCATTCAGCTGGTCAACAAACCGGTGGCCATTACCGAGATCCGTAAAATGGTAGGTGAGTGGTATCGTTACTGTCGGGATGTCATCGGTATATAAGTTTCCGGTAATAGGGGATTGTTGCGGCCGGGAGGATATTTGCAGAGGCTGTGTCATTCCGAGCTCAATTCCCCACTCGATTGCTTTGCGCTCTTTGCGCTCCTCCCCTCGATCGGGAGGGAGTGCATCATAAATTAAATCGATTGCGCTTGGTATCGATATCGGTGCGCCACCATAGGAGCTCATTGCCGCAATCGCTCCACCGAGGAGCCGACCGGCTCGGAGCCTCATAATGTGGCGCTCCCCAACGATTGCGTTGCTCATCATTTTGATTGCGACATCTCGCCACATCTCAAATTGCCGGAGCGCTCGAGCGTTTGAAATACTTGCATCCGGCACCATAGGAGCATGATGATTTATCGTGCTCTCACCTCCGGTATAATCCGTGATAATCTCGGATACTGCGGCCTCAATATTGCCGATTTTTTCATAATCGTCAATGATATCTCCCGTAAATGTAAAATACCTCGAGGTATAATAAATTTCGATTTTAACACCATTGACGGTGCGCTTAAAACCATTCCCCTTGGTATTACTCCATCCGAGGATATGAATACCGCTCTTGCTCGGTGACACCTCGGTATAACTATCAGCGAGGCCGACAATGTGCCTCGCATAGGGATTGGTCTTGTCGGCAATGACATCATCGATATCGATACCAATGAGGCCGTCACCATTAAACACAATCCCGATCCCTACCACGTGAGGGAATTTTTGTACTGCGTATAGCGCACATTGATAGTCTGCCCACGTAGCTCTATCAGTACTCGAGGCCGCACGGCCATTGACCGGATTAATCGGCACCTTGTCGGCAGAGTAGCATACCCAACGTGACTCGGTTTTTAATTGCTCGAGTGTTTTCATGTCTGCGGATCCTCCCGGTATTTTTTAGTACCACGCTCGAGGAGCGTAATAATAATCGCATTACGGCTCATCTGCTTACTGTCTGCCATTTTTCCGAGTGCACGCAGAATACGCTCCGGAGCTCTGACGTTAAATAAAATTGTTGGCGTTGGTGCTGGCTCATCCTTGCGACGTTTGCCCACGGTATCCTCCTCAAGTAAATACGGTATATTCATTATACCATGATGTATCATTATTTCACTCCGGTCTTTTTGCGGATATTCCATATGTAAGCCGGAGTGGTATTCCATTTTTTCGCAATGTCAATATCTCGCAAATCGATATTTTTAATGTCATCCATAAACAGTGGTTGTTTCTTTAAGTGTTGCCGGTTGTATTTTTTTCTGCGGAGCCCACACTTTATCCTCCATAGAGATATATACGATGCTGTTACTCCCCACCGATCCGCAAGGATACCATCACGATACTCGAGGTTTTTTATATCCTCGATGAACAGCGGATTGCTGGCCAGATATTTCAGCGCTCGATTAATTCCGAGCTCCCTCCGGACATTAGTAACAAATTGCGGAGTAGTATTATACCGGGATGCGAGCCGTTTATTACTTTTGTCATTCCGCACGGCCGCAATAAATTCCTCATTATCCCGTAAATACTCGCTCCCAATTTTCAGTTTCTTGCGGAGGATCGCAATCGTTGTCGGATTGATATCATACTTTGCCTGAAACTCCTTGACCGATAACTGATATAAATCAAATACCATATCCGTATTATCGAGCCACTTCCCTGTTGAGAAATAGCCTCGAGGATAGGGAGTGTAATTATACGGCAATCCGTATTGTTTGCGGAGCAGAGCCGCATGACCATACGTCACGTAGAATTTATCAGCAATCTCTTGTGTTTTCAATTCCCTGTTTAGGATCGCAATCCTAAAATTAATATTTTCCATAATTCCCTTGGGATAATTCATACGGATCCTCCTGAAAATAAAGGAGGGAGGATCGCATTAATACAATCCTCCCTCGAGTAGCGTTAATTAAAAAATGCTGTCATCATCGGATTGCGGTGCGGCCGGAGGAGCTTGCGTTGTTTTCTCTTGCGTTACTCCCTCGCTCGATCGCTTTGCTTTTTGCCACTCTGCCGTATCATCATATAATGCGAGGCCGATCCGCAAGAGATCCTCCCCAACCCAGAGTGATTTTAATCCCTCCCGACCGGCCGGAATTGTTCCGAGTGTTGGTGGCGTAACGTGCGAGCCGTATCCGGTATCCGTAAATACCGGCCTCCCCTTTGCGTCACTTGGTGCGGTGATAGGGATCCAAAAGGCCCACGGAGGCACCGTGCCATTTTTCCAAGATTTTTGCGCCTCCTTTATGACGGCCTCGTTGAATTTATCAATAATCCCTACTGCCTTGCCGGTCACCGCTTTGCCGGTCAATCCCTTAATTACCCACGTGACCGGCTCTGCGTATCCCTCGATATAGCAGAGTACCTCCGTGTATATTTTCATACTCGCATTTGCTTTATAGTGCTCCTGCCATGTTTTGAGCCGGAGGCCGTCTGTCGTTGTTTCGATGTACGCTTGCGAGCGCTTGCGGATGACCGCAATTTTAAGTGCGCTTGCCACGTATCCCGGTTCATCCACGTGACGCTCTACAGAGGCCCACGGAGCGCCCAGCTCCTGATTGTTAACCTCTGCGGCCTTGATGTAAAATTCACCATGTGTCATTGCGGCCTTGACTCCATTACGCCAATACATCCGAGGGAATTCATTACTGTTGTCAGCGGTATCCGGCTGATAATTGAAGTTTGAAATATTGTCAAATGACATTCTATTGCTCCTTGCTTGTCGCTCGAGTACTCTGCTCGAGATGCATAATTGCTCTGCGGATTACTTCACTCGTTGAAATACGATACCCCTTGTTCATCTCGGTCAATCGCTCTTGGAGGAGGCTCAGCGTATCCGAGGCCTCCGGTGTCATCACGATTGTCAGCTGGCTCGATCCGGTGTTGGTGTTCCGAATTAATCGGTTGTTGGTCATAATCCCTCCCCTTGCTGTTTGCGGAGCTCTGCGGAAATAATCGATTGCATCTCAATCATAGCCTCGTGGACGGTTTTGACGGTAATACACTCCTCGTGTTTGGTACGCTCATTATAGGAGCGCACCTCGATCATATCGGCCGTAATGCGAGTGATGGTAACGTGTTGCTCCCCAACGGTGCGCTGTGCGATATAGTACGGCACTATTTTTCCCCTCTCATATACTCTATTGCCGCATCCCATCCGGAGCGGAATTCCTCCAGCATCATCTCGTGGTGCCAGCTGGCAATTTTGCGCTCATACCAATAAATGCACTGCGTAATAATTATTGCGGCTCCGCTGATAATAATCATCACTCCGATTGCTACTGCGATTGTTGACATATTATTTATCCTTTATAATCCGGAGCGATGCTTTGCGAGCAGACTCCTTGCGAGCCTCGGATAATTTTTTTGCCGTATGAATATCACCATCACGGAGGCTCTCAGTAATAATCGCATCGATTGCCTTGGTATCATAGGAGTGTGATACGCTTGCTGGTGTAATCGATGCACCTCCGAGGCCTCGGATCTTTACTGCACCAGACTCCGCAATAATCTCCTCGATCCGTTTGCGGAGCTCGCTCTGCATGTGTTCGTGGGCCTCGATCTCGGATTGCATGTCAAAATAATCCTGTAGTAATTTCTCGATAGTCATATCTTCACCTCAACTGCTTCACTATAGCGCTTAAATATCACGGCCACGGAATTGCGGTATTTGCCAATCATCTCCTCGATAGAGCTCGGTTTGTTTTCGATTGCGTTGAATATCGTAATCGCATAAATTGAAATACCATCCTCGAGGGGAAAATTTTCCGGATTGCTAGCGTTGTCCATTTTCCCCACTACCTGCCACGTATTATTCCCCACCGAGGTATAGAAAAATGCAATCCGTAATGGATATCCCGGGATCATAAATACATCAGTAATCTGTGTCTTATGTAATCGAGCGAAATTAATTCCCATAATGTTACTCCTTATTGCCGTCAAGATACGTATTGAGTGCGTGCAAGATGTCATCCATTGATTGTTGTAATCGTGCGGCCTCCCGGTCATCCCCTCGGTGCTTGGCTCGCTCGCAGAGGTATTGAGCGATTACGATTGCAGTAACTGCGGTTTTAATCGGATCCCTGTAGCGTGATAATTTCATTGCCGTTGCTCCTTTATATCGAGGCCGATCCCTATGACCGGCCGTGCGACCGTATAAATATTATTTCGTCCAATATCGGAATGTGCGTGAATCAGTAGAATATTGCTCCGGATCGAGTGCCGCAATAATAAAACTCTCGAGTTCCTCGCTCGCACATCCTGCATAGATCCGAGCGCTATATACTTGCTGTTCGATGTCGTTTGCCTCCATCATTAGCGCAAATAATCGGTGTACCTCATTCCATAGATTTGGCATTGAGATCCCGGTGCTCTCATATTTAACCAGCTCCGATTTTGTTAACTCATATACGGCCTCAAGTGCCTTTGCGTCACATCCTCCATTAGCAGATTTAAAATCCTCGAGCCGTTGCTGTTTTATCTTCCATACTCCCTGCGCTCCCTTTAGTGCCTCCTCGAGTAATGCGATCTTTGCCACTACTCCCTCCGGAGTGAATTCTTGGCATCCGAGCCGTTGCTGTGTCGTGCGATCTTCCATTGTCGTTGCTCCTTTATATCGAGGCCGATCCTTGTGACCGGCCTTGCGACCAATTAATAAATCCTACTCGGTAATGTCAGGGATTGCGGCCCACCACGGGAGCGACATCTGACAAAGTTTTGCATATACCGGTGATAGCATAGCCTCAGCAAAAGAGCTAAAATTAATCGTAATTGATTTATCCATATAAAAACATGATATATCTGCTTTTATAGAGATTGCGGTATATGGCTCTGGGATTACAAGAGCCCAGCTAATTTTTGGTGCCTCTCCTGTATGTCGCATAAAATCATGGCATAACGTAACAAGCTCCCAAGTTTCAGTATAAATCCATGCATTACTAATGGTGTACTCCTCGAGTGCTTGCATAGTAAATAGATAAAGATTTGTAATTGCGTCACCTTCTCCCTCGATGATTTTATCAGTACGATATCGATAAATTGCATTAATAATCTCATCCATCGATACCGTAATTAATAAATCCTCTTGAGTGCACATATTATAGAGATAATCGATATAATCATTTAAGCTCTCGAGCGTACCATTAGCATTATCGAGCCAGCTCCGATATTGTACTGAGCTAATCATCGGGAGCTCTGCGGGATCCTCCTCCATCGTAAATGCACGGACTGCAGTAGTAATTTGTTGATTTTTTAAAATCTTATTACAGCTGACATTGAATGATTTTTCGAGTACCTTGCTGATAGTTGATTTACGTGCCATTGTCGTTGCTCCTTTATATCGAGGCCGATCCTTGTGACCGGCCGTGCGACCGTATAGATAATTAAGCTAGCTTGCATTCCTCGCATTGGCAGATAGATCCGAAATACTGATGGATGATACCGTCATCGTTGTCATAGTCATCATCGTTACTATCATCGTCACCAAAAGAAAATTCTACCAATTCCATAAACCGAGCCAGAGCCTCCTCATACGATTTTGACGTGGTCATGAGCTCAGGTACTCGTGCGGCATTGACCGGATCTCCTGCGCTCCGGAGCGCTTGTTGTACCGCACCTGCGATCGCAAATATGTTGCCATCGAGGTTTATTGCGTTAATCGTTGGTTTGCTTGTCATTATCGTTGCTCCTTTATATCGAGGCCGATCCGGATGACCGGCCTCGCTGATTACTTATACTATCGATTGTTATCCCGTGGTACCATTTGGCCGTCATCTGTCATCATGTATATGACCGATTCTTTTTGGCGCTTTGCGGACTCGGATGAGATCTCCTCGGTGCGCTTTGCGGCCTCTGCTGCGGCCTCTGCTTTGAGTTTCTTATTCCGAGCTCGTGTTATCATTTTCTTATCGTATGTTGATAACTCGTGGTGTACCCAAATCCCTAATTCCTCGATGTGGCGATACGTTTTGTGAAAGCTCATTGTCGTTGCTCCTATAAATACTCTTATCTAACCTCCCTTATTATATGATATATTACGTATCTTGTAAAGTACTATTATACGCAATTTGGGGTGAGTTTTGGGTGAGTTTGACAGCAATTTTAATATCGTTTATACTCGAGGCAAGCTTGCAATCGTTTGTGATATCTGTGCCATCACTCGGATTACAAAGCTGAATAACGTACAGCAATCCTCCCGTATGTATCGATTAAATACGGGAGGATTACTGTTTTATAAATCTATAGAATTATCTTATTGCGGAGGATCCGGCCAATCCGCATATCCCCAGCCAGCAATTTCGACTAGCTCCGGAAAATTGCGGAGCTCCTGCCGATACGCTCGCCACTGCATTACATCCGGACTCGATAGTGGTACATCAGGGAGTTGCGTCCAATCGGATGCCAGCAGTTTATTATCACGCTCGAGCCGCAGTGCGTCCATTGCCTGCGCTAATGTATAGGGTGCCTCGAGTACCTCGCTCCCGGCCGGAGGCTCGAGGTATTGATTGCCAAATTCATCATAGAATGATATCGAAATTTCATCCGGATTATAAATTTTAAAAATAATCATGGTGTTGATCCGGTCATTTGTACTATATCAATTCTCACGTTTGCCGACAGCGTAACATTTGCCGAGGGTATAACTGTCACGGTCAATGTTGCTCCCTCTAGCAGATAATACATTGCAGTAGCCACTGTTGTAGGAGCTCTCACCAGGCTAACAGTAAATAAATTGCCACCGGATACCAATGTAAAAAAATTAATCTGATTTGTGTTCACTGTTCCAAATAGAAAAAAACTATAATATCCATCTGTGGGGATCGTGATAGTTGTGCCAGACCATGAAAAATTGCGGTTGCGAGTTTCAGTCTGCCACGTAATTGTTGTACCGACCGTGGTGATCGCCAGCGTGGCCGATCGAGTTAATGTCAGGCATGCACTCGGTGTTTCTACTCGAGCGAGGGTGTCCACTTTATTGCGAGTATTAATATAATCAGGGAGTAACAAGTTTGACATTTATCCCCTCCGCTCCCTCTTTTGATAATGTAATCGTAACACCCTGCACCTTCTGCGTGACGTTACTCGATCCATTATATAGAGTAATGAGATCCCCAAGAAAATAATCACGGCCGTATTTATACGCTCCATTTTGAAGTACTGTAGTATCAAATCGGCTCCGCTCCCGCTCCGCAAGCGCAAGTGCCACATCGCCAAGTTGGTTATACTCGGATGTATTTTTTTGCGAGCGAGCGTCCACCCATACTTCACGCAGATTTAAGTTAGTGGGGAGCGAGGCCGGCCGTGCGATTATTGTGCGAGCACTCGCCTCCCCTTGACCGGCAACAATCGCCGCAGTAGGATTAATTATCCTATCATCATATACAATAATTTTCCCGATTGTTCCCGTCAGTAATGATAGGTAAATCGAGGCCGTGCGATCCGCTCCCATCTGCCCCGTATACCATATTAGCGCCCACGTGGCCGGAGCTGTATAATTAATCGCAAAATCTCCTCCTCCATCGAGTGCTATTTTCTGGCAGACATCGAGGAGGTTTTGCCCACTACAAGATAGTGATAGAGAATTTCCGGATCCGCTCGATGTCGCTGATGTCGCTCCGGTCAATCGGCCGTCAATAATCCGGCCGTTTGCGACCGTCGCTGACGGTCCAAGATTGAAATTATAGAGCGTGGTGATAATAGTTTCCGCAACGATACTCGAGAATTGCGACCGGTTTGATATTCCCGATTTATACGCTACTACTCGATCCGCAAGGAGGATATTGAAATTCACCGCAGTGATTTGAATTACGGTGATCGCCTCATATGTTGTAGTAGTGCTCCGGATAATTCCCGCAAACTCTCGATAGCTCGCAATCGAGTTTTGAATATCACTCCGATATACCTCGAGGATATTTCCATTAATCATATAGGAGGCCGCAGGGGAGCTCGCAGATAATTCAAAGCGACTTAAATCGATGCCATTGACGACACGGGAGATTGACAGAGAAATATAGTCAATGACCGTCGCTTGTAATACTCCGGAGGAGTCATAGATTTGCAGTATGTATTGCGGTGCCATAATTTACACAATTCTATATACACGGAGTAATGTCTTGGATACCGTGCGAGTTGTTCCGGAATTTTGATAAAATTGCGGATAAATATCCATCGTTGTGGTACTACGCAATGATGTTGTCATACTCATAAGACCAGCAGAAAATGAAAATATTGCGGCTGATATGGAATACTCATTTGTTATTGTGCCACTTGTATCACCAGCAATCCCAATGGTGCGACTCCCCGTAGTGTTCGTATCCCACTGACATGATAAATACGCAATATAGTGACCGGCAGGTACTGTAATTTTACTCCCTGTTGCATCGAGCCTCATTGACCCGTCAGCAGAATTTTCATATGTTGACGGACCAAAATTTGTTGCAGTGAGATTGGGGATGTTCGCAGCTCCGGAGGTATAGTGTTGCGCAAATTGCGTATTTGCGGTGCCACGAATTTTTGCAGTCTGATCATATGCTGGCACTAAATTATTAAAACTCCCGGCCGATACATTTATCGTGCCAAGTAATAAATAATTAGCTCCTCCGATAGCGCTCTGAATAGTTGATAGTTGTGCGGCCGTCACAAGTGCGGCTCGAGTGGTAGCATTAGCAATCGTTGTGGTACCTGCTCCATTTGCTGATACCGTCAGCGAGGCTCCGGATGTATTTGCGATAATTAAAATGTAATACGATGTAGTGCCGAGGCCGGAGCTCGATATTGTGACCGATCCATTTGACTCATAAAAATACCCATTAATAACTGCGGCTCCATCTGCGATTGTTAGCACGCTCGAGGTATTTGACATTATCAAGTAAGATCCGGTCAAAAGAATACCATTGCCAATCGTGTTTTTTTCCATCGATGTCATACGTGCAGTATCATACGCACTCGAGCCGTCAGTGCTTGCGACACCGGTTGCCCATCCGAGAGATCGCTCTGTTGATGCCATAATTGCGCTCCTTTAAATTCCAATATATCTATCAAAATACGTGAGGCTGACTGCGGATGTACTCGATGTTGTGGTGCCGGTCACCGTGATTGTATTGACACCTCCCTGCACACTTGGGGAGGGATCAATACTAAATGTGGCGAGATTACTCGAGCTCGATACTGCCGATATCCGATTGACGTTGGTATCATCAAATACGGTCTTATATCCATAGAGCAGATTAAATGTCCAAAACCTCCCGGCCGGAATGACTCCCGGTATATTTATCAGCTCCCCTGTTGACGTGTTCGTGATAATAAAATTTGTAATTGGGCCTGTTGCGGTAATGACGGGATACGTCTGCCAATTCCCATTATAGGTGAATGTGACCGCACCACTGAGTGCGGAGGCTCCATATGTCACCGGATATATCCGAGGAATTGGCGTTGGGGTGCCAGCAATGACGCTCGATAAATTAATAATATTTTCAGTTGGATTGTACCATGTAGGATCCTCGCAACGGAGCTGGATGATACTCCGGAGTGCGTATCCGATTTTGGCATCCGTATCAAATGCGAGGCCACCGAGTACTTTGCAATTAATCGAGCGAGTAAAATAATCCGTGGCAATCGTAAGTATACCGATCTCATTTGACGGAGTGAAAATTGATAACAGCCGAGCTCGAGCGCTATATAAATCATCGATAGAGCGAGTATCGATAAATAGTGGCAACTGCATAATCCTCGGATCGAGTCGAAAATCGAGATCCGTATCACCCTGCTGTAGTGGGCCTCTTTGCGTTATTCTATGCAGGGGTGCCATGCCAAAACCTTGGTCACCGAGATATAAAATATCATTATCGATTACACTATCATATCCATTGAGGTTATACGTGGATCCTCCGATCGTGTAGGTAATAGAGAATGACATTATACGCCTCCTGATAATAACTGCATAGCTCGGATATCGCTCGCAATCGTACTCTCGGATTGCGCTGTTTGATAGGAGGCCGATAAATAATAATTTTGGATAGTCTGCGTTGTTGCGGCTCCGGCAACAGCACTCGATCCTCGGATATCCGGGATCCCGGACATAATACCTGCGGCCAATCCCTGCGCAATCGGCCGGCCGATTGTTTCTGCCATCACTTTACTTGGGCTCGCAATACCAAGCAATTTCTTCAGCCACGATACCGCTCCGGACACAAGGCCACTAAAGGTATCGTATAGTTTTTGTTTCATTGACTCAACTCCGGCAATGATACCTCCGACAATCTGGCTCCCGAGCGTTGTTGCGGCCGTAATGATTTTATTTACCGAGGTTATAATCAGGCTGATCGTTGTCGACCACCATGTGGCGATGTCGCTCTGTAGCTTGCCACTAAATACATAATTTATTGCGTTGTATAAATTCATAAAACCGGTAATAACATCGGCAACATATTGAAGTATAAGAGGAAATATAAACTTAATGACCGGCACAAGGATTTGGATAAATATGCCAGCAACATTAATAATTGCTTTTGCGATATTTCCAAGATATTCCCCAATCGGTGCCATGCTCGAGGAGGCCTCCTCGATCCCTCCAAAAGTTTCGTTAAATAGCGCACCAAGTGGTGCGAGCTCCGCTCCGGCCTCTAGGAGTACTGCGGTAAATTGCTCCCAAATCGGTTTGACGATATTCCAGAATAACATCACCTGCACCATGATGCCATTAAATACATCTTCAATAATCTCCCCCATCGAGGAGGCTCCGGACTCGAGGGAGGAAAATGCATTTATGAGCGCAGGCCAATCGACAGTTTCGATAAAACTGACAAACTGATCGACAACATCGGTAATAATCGGGATTAAATAATCCTGCGCATATCCGACAAATTGCGAGATGACCGGGAGGAGCGATTCACCGAGTGTCTGCTTGACATTGTTTAACTGCTCTGCGAGGATAATCTGTTGGCCGGCAAACGTCTGCGTTGCCATTGCGGCCGATCCGCCAAACTCGATTGCGAGCTCATTTAAAATTAATTTCTGCGCTCCGGCAATATCTCCGGTCTCAGTCATTGATTTTATTAGCTCTTTTTGTTCATCCGTAAATGCAACACCGGAGCGTGATAGCGCAGACATCCCGGCAATAGGATCGTTAAGCGCTTTGCCAACCTGCATCGAGGCTGATTTGAGATCCATTCCAAGCGCTTGCGACATGTCCAAAATCGCTTGCGTGGCACCACCAAAATTCTCCCCTCGAATCTGCGTAAATGTTGCAAGTATATTCTCTGCGCCCAAAATGGCATCATCAGAAAATAATGAGGCTCCCGATCCGGCTGATAGATCGCTTGCCATTTTTCCGAGTTGCTCGGCAGTATATCCTGCGGCCGCACCGGTTGACGCAACAACGGCCTCCGTCTGCGTAATGACCGCATTCCAATCGGAGGCCTCGGATATCGAGGAGATAAAAAAATCACTCACGGCCGACAGCGCACCGCCAGCGAGCTTGATTGCCGCACCGCCAATAGCCTCAAATGCACCCGTGGCAATCGAGGATAATCCACTGAATTTTGAGCCAGCAGAGCCGACAGATTTGCCAACACCCTCTACAGATGAGGTGACATTTTCCGCAACTTTGCTGACATCATCCTCACCTTTAAATCTAATTACAACAGTTTCTTCTGCCACTATTTTTTTCCCCTACTCCGCACCTCGGCCTCAATTCCCATCAGCTCGAGATGCACCTGAATTGTGTGCCAAGGTGGCAAGAGGCTCGGTGGGCAGTGGTAGACATCTCTACAGAGTACTAGCTCAATATACTCGATCGGAGCTGGAGCGGATGTCCACAAGTGCGCTCGCAACTCCATCTTCAGTTTGATAAATCATTACCTGCAAAGCGCTCCATCAGTTTTTGCATAATGATTTTAAAATGTGCGGCCGGGAGCTCCTCAACAGAGCCACCTCCCTCGAGGATTACACAGCGATCGAGGATTGGCAGAATACTCTCGAGATCCATATTATTGCCATTTTTCGCAAGTTTTTGAATTGTGATCATATCCCGGATCGTGAAATTATCCGGATCGATATTATATAGCATCTCTCTATACTCCTATATAGACATCATAAAAAATAGTGGTGGCCGATGTCATAGAGCCACCACTATAGCAATTACGTATTTGCGGTGTAGGTAATTCCCGGAGCTCGCAAGGTAAATGACACCATGACCGGTCCAGCAGAGCTCGCATCCACCGGAGGATAATCGAATGATGTAATATATCCTACTGTTTTTGTTTCATACTGATCCGCTCCGGATGTCGATCCGGCCGGGAGCCATTTGATTTGCGTAGCGTCACCATCCTCGAAAATTTTGCGAACAATTAAAAATGGCTCGGTTGTGATCTCGGTATATAGGATGTTGACCGTCACCTCAACAGGCTCTTGCTTGCCAATCGTAATAATCGCATGTGCACCGGTAAATGTGTACGCCTCCCCATTTGTGACCGTCGCAGTCACCGCATCGATGCTCTGCGAGGCTCCGCTGATATCAACATAGGCAGGAGTGCCAAGATTCGCATCCCAGATAAATACCGTTGCGACGGCTCCGCTGATAGCTCCGGTTGTTTGTGGCATAATAAAACTCCTATTGAATAATATCGCTAATCGTAAGAATTGCGGTCACCGCATCATAATATTTTCCTGATGCCTGCGGCCACTCGAGGATACTCGAGCGCACGGAGGCCTCGGATAGTGACCACGTGGGGGATGTTAATGTGCGGAGCGCAGAGTGGTAATTCTGCAGATACGCCTCGATGGTTGTCGCAATGTCAGCGAGGCCGATCCCCATTGCGGCCGGCCGGAGGAGCGCAATATCTGATACCGTCCACTGCGTTGTCATGACATGACCGGAGCCACCGAGTGTCGAGATCCGAGTGCGACCGCTCGCAAATCCGATTGGATTAATAATCCGGATCGGGATGTCTGCGATGTCAATCGTATCTTTTAAGCTTGTCGTGTAAATAATCGATGATACTCCGGTCACCGACATTCCCTCTATCGAGGATAAAATATTTGCGAGGCTCATTATAATCTCCTCCGGTATGCTTGCAAAATCATTGTAGCATCGGTGGGGATTTTAGGAGCCGCAAGGATAACACCATCAGCGGACATGATTGCTCGATCCGTGTCCGGTGTTCCCTCTCGTTGTCGATAGAGGTATGATGCGATCCGGAGTGTGGCCGCAATAACCTCTGCCGGAGGTGTTAGGGAGTAAGCCCACTTGGCTGATACCGCAACTGCCGCATCCGGACTCCCGGTGAATGTCCATACGTATGAGGTATTGGATTTGATGCGGATTGCGTATCCGGGGGTGACGTTAAGTGGTAGTGTGACAATCGCAATTAATGGAATAGTATTCCCGTCACCATTAGTGATGCTGGCGAGCTCGAGGATGTCAAAACCAAACGTATATAATGTGCGGCCATCATCTGCAAGCTGGCCTCCTAATTTTTCATTAATTGGCGTAAAATATTTTGTTGTGGCCGATCCGATCCACTCAAATACTCTGTTCGTATATCCCTCTACAATAGACTGCGCTCGAGTACACGCTAATGCGAGTTGCGCATCATCTGCGGAGGAGGTAATTGCCATATATGATTTGAGATCGCTTGCAGTAATATATGCCATTATAAAACTCGCTTTGGTATTTTTTTAATCGGCTCGGTTTTGGGATTACTCTCGATTGGTGCATCAATCCGGATCGCACGGCCTCGCTGAATTAATCCCTCCGCAATATCATCCGGGATCTCAATAACCTCATTTGGCGCAATCGATACCATCCGCACGCCAATGAGGAGCGAGGTAGCATTGTAGAATTTTACTCGCATCAGTATCACTCCTATCGATAGAGCCGCAGAGGTATTATGCTCTGCGGCTCCTCGAGTTAATTATGAGGCCGGATGAACACCGTAAACAAAGGCCTCTGGCTGGGTAACGTCACCACCCCAGCGAGCGTTGACAAAAATTGCGGTCTGATAATTGGCTTGATAGAGGTAGGGATTGCGGGAAATTTCGAGGCCTAAATTTTCCACAAATGCATAATACATAAAGTTGCCAAAAATGATACTCTTGGCACTTGCCGCCATTGCCGCAATTTTATCCGATACCGCAACAGGGTGACCGTATAGCTCCGACATGCTACCACCGGGAGTGGGCGCAAAGCTGAAGAAATTTCCCTGCAACGTGCGGATTGCCGCCAAGGTGAGATTGCGCATAATCCATCCGGTAGCTCCGGCCTCATTGTACCAAGCTGGGAGTTTGTGTGCGAGGTTAATGACATCCCCAGCATCGACACCAGCGACGGCCGCAAGAGTTTCCGACACCGTTGCTCGAGCAAGGATGCCATACGGCTGGCTTGACCCGGTGCCTGTGATAATATAGTTGTTGATATTCCGAGCGTATGCACGTGCAATTTCTTCTTGCAGGAATTGCTCGAGGTTTGCGGCCTGATCCCGGAGGAGCTCATTTGAGATCTTAAATGCTAATGACTGATTATACACAGTAATAGTTTTAGTGTTGGCAAATGTGGGCTCATCGAAATTGGCGCTCCCGGACTCCGCAACAATTGCAAAATCGGACTTCTCATCCTGCGCAGGGATATCGATTTGGCGACGTGACGTGGTCAACTTCATAAAGTTGAATTTTGAGAGCAGTGATAACTCATCACGACGGCCGATGATTTTATCATAAAAATCCTTGGGCACAAGGTAGCCACCATTATCGTTAGTACCCTCGACAAGCGTTGCCTTTGCGGCAATGTCATCACCGGTGCGCACCCAATGCTTAAGCGCTTGCATAGGTTCATCACTAAAACCTCGAGTGGTGAGCGTCTTGGTGCTTGGTGCGGCAATTACGCCACCGGATACAGGCTCCCCTGCCAACTCTTGAATTGCGGCCTTGACGGCCTCTTTGATATCTGACACGGTAAAATCTCCATCACTAGAATTTGAATTAATATCGTTATTCCCAACCGGATTACTATCAGCAGAGCTCGATTGTAATCCCTCCGTGGTCTTCACTTCTGCATTAGTGCGTGGCTCGGCTGGTGTTGGCGTCAATGAGATCTCGCCAATTATCCACCGTTTAAGCTCCCCATCATTCCGCACAACTAAATGTGATAGCGCTCCGGTGCTTAATCCGAGTGCGCCAGACTTCACCAATTTCATGACCTCATCAGCATACTTATGTCTGCGGTCAATCTCAATTTCGACATCAATCCCCTCGATGTCAGGCACCCACGATTTTACGGTGCCCACCTGCGAGCGGAGCGATCCAAGTGCGTGATCATAGTATACAGGGAGGCCGATAAAACTGCGAGTGTTTCCGAGATCCGTCTGCGGAGTAAATGCATCATTGGCGAGATCCCGGCCACCATATACAATACCCTTGCCGGATAACGTATACTTGCCAATCATCTTCACCGCTGTTGGTTTACTTTTAACTTCCAATTTCATTCCTCCCCATCAGCCAGCGAGCGTAATTTTTCACATCCGCTGTTACCTCTAGTATACCTGATGCGTCAATATGTTTATTTTCTAGCTCGGATAACCACGAGGCCGGTAGTGCAGAATAAAACTCCGATCCTTTACGCTTTGCGAGCGTAATCAATCGAGTTTTAAAATCCTCAAATGATACCGGCCCACGATATCTGCCCCAACTCGATACTGCGGCCGGAATATCATCAGGAGTAATTACCGGAAAATTTCTTGACTCCGGAATTACAAAATCACTTGCTGGCATATCCGCACGCTCTTTATCCGTCGCATTACGGTCACTTAATGCCATTACTTCAATCCCCTCGATGGTTTCACTCTCATCCTCAATCATCGGCTCGAGTGCATATTTTACAAGAATATTTTCCGGGATAATCCATAATTTACAAATCCCCTCCGGATTAATATTCCCTGATACGATCTCGCACATTCCGGTATCCGGTTTATAAAACACGCAGTTATGGCACATAATCCCCTGATCATCATACGGACTCTCAGGAGCGTAATGTGCGCCACTCTCACTAATCCCTTGCGACCATTGACCGAGATCGAGCGCAATCGATTGGTACTGCGCCACCATCTCCTCCTGTCGGCTTGATAGGCCGGGAGGAGTTAATTGCTTCACCTCTGCCGCACTCATATCCGAGATCGGAGTAGTGCTCGCATCGTAATTATCATCAGCACCATCATCACCGAGCTCGGATAATGTTGAAATAATTTTTGTTGCCATTTTCCGAGTGCTCCGGATTAAATTCATGTCGGCCTCACTGTGACGTCTGCTTGCTTTATTTTCCATCTCATCCTCCTGCGCTATAATCCCTCTTGCCCATGTCCACCCCTCATCCCCTCCCCAGCCGTGCCACGCTTGCCACCCTTTACCTCGATCGGCCCACGTGCTCCCCTCTTTATCAATTTCATGTCGAGAAAAATATGCAACCATTCTGCGGATGGTTTCAACTCGAATCGGCTCCCGATTTGCAAGTTGCCTTGCTCGAGCGAGGCCGATTGCGGTCATCCCTCTTTGGCTCGGAGGTTTGCTCTCTCTGACATCGAGTGCGAGCCTCGCATTACGTGCGACATCTCGAGGAGCAATATAGGTGCTGTTCTCTGCTTTAATCATAAATCTAATCCTTTAAATGTATCCTCGACAATCGATTGTAGGGATCCCGATTTATGAATTTTATCGGCCGCATCAATCGCTGTCGTCCACCTCCCTTTATGGATGTCTGCTTGCTGGTCACCTACCACGTAGGGAGCGTAACTCGCTGATGACGTTAATACGGCCGTATCCTGCTGTAAATCTACTCGATACGATCTATTCAACGTCTGGCTCCCGTGCAATTTACTTCCACGGCCTCGCACATATGGCACCGTAATTTTTCCCTGCCGGATATTTGCCATAACAAATTTGCGCTGTTTATCGGTCTTGAACTTCATAGAGCCAGCGCTTGGTGGCCGTGGTTTATCGTTGCTTAATTCATTCTGCACCTCTACTGCATACGCTAGCGTGATTGTGCGAGTAGCATCGAGGATTGCTCCAACGGTAATACGGCCGATAATCTCGATCTCGATTGAGTAATTCATTCACGCACCCTCCGCAGAGTAGTATCACATCGGCACCGCACGTGGGCCGGTGGACCGCTCGGATACTCCGCAAGCCAAACATCTTCACCCTTGTTGTTTAATGGTACGCAAATCGGACAGACTAGCTCATCCGCATCCGTATTCCAAATCCGTTCATACAGTAATCCTTTGGATGCCAAATACGTTTGATACTCGATGGTGGCTTGGCTTGCGGCTCGAGTAATTTCAGTAATCGCAATCGCTCGAGCTCGAGATTTGTCAAAGGCCGGCCGGAGGGAGGCAATAACATTATCGATAGTCATCCCGGGAGTAGTGCGGTATTGCGCTATGATTTTGCTCAATAAATTTTGCGTTGTCGCATCGAGGCCGGTGTTAAATTGTGGCATATAATCAGCGAGCCAATCGAGTACCACACCATCAGCATTATCCTGCGGTAATGAGAATTGCGTGCCGAGCCGATCGATCCGGTTTGCCATTACTCGAGTCAGCTCCTCCGTGACGGCAGGAGCGACAACGTCACGCAAGGAGGGATCCGGCTGTTTGCCCTGTACGATTTGCCGAGCCCATACCTCACCACGTTTTTGTAATTGCGGAGCGATCTTGTCAAATAGTCTGCGCTCATCATCGGTCAAATCGTCAACTGCTTTGACATCGGAAATAATCTCGATGACCTCATTGATACTGATACCATCATAGAGCCGAGCCGATACCGATTTGATACTATCATCATCAATGAGGGATGTACTAAAATCACAGCGAGGAGTGCGGCCACTCTTTATCCTGCGTTCAATTTTTTTTTGATATAAATGCCATTCCGCATCAATATCGATAGATCGTGTTGATGCATTTGGCATAATTCCGGTAGGGAGATCATTGACAATTTCCGAGACCGGAATACTCGTGCCACTTCCCTCCGGGAGCGGAGGTGTCTGCGGTATAACCTCATTAGCAGGTGGGCCGATTGCCTCATCAATATAATCGTATCCGAGGATAGTCATTGCGCCACGGAGCGGTACACCTGCGTCAACTAGGAGCTTAAGCGATCCCGCTCTTGCGGCCTCATCCGCTTGCATTACGTCCAATTTTTCTGGCTCAAACGCAATCGAGTATCCGAGCGTACTAAATAATTGATTATTTAAAATATGCTCATATACTCCTAATCGAGGTATGATAGTTTCACGCCAGAATGATTGCCGATCCGAGTCTGCCGTTGCGTAATTTGCCGCAGAGGCCTCAAGCATCGTGCGAGGCACTCCGAGTGTCATCGCAATCGAGGTAATTACTCGCTCCTGTAGCTCCGGTAGCATCATCGTGTTTATATCCGGAGTCAATTTCATCATTTTCATGTCCGGAGCTCTTACAAATAGCGCTCGGAATGAATTCATAATACCGGAGATCCGTTGCCCAAACTCTCCTTGAAACCGCTTGAATTCCGTATCCTCCATATCAACAGGCAGATTCATAATGGTGACCGGCTGTGCGCCTCCCTCGAAAAATGCACTCGCAAATCGCTCGAGGTAATGCGATAATTGCGCACTCTGTAGTGCGACTCGAGCAGGAGCCAATCCCGGCCCAATGTCATCGGTCATTGACGGCTCACGCCAATATACTACCTGATCGATATTCCATACAGCCGAGTTTGACTGCATGGTTTGCGTGAACGTTACTCCCGCAAACGGATCTCCCGGCCGTGATTTGGTTATATCAAAATTTACGGATATCGTTGTTGGATTAAGTGGCATAAAACCGGTCAGCACATTTTTGTCGACAATCCGAAGCCAGAATGCGGCACCTGTTAGCAGGAGCGCTCGCTCAGTCTGATTAATGAGGGAGGATAATGATTGACGCCACGGCCAATCGATTATTTCACCGTTGCGCTTAAGCGTATATGGTACCGATCCGATTGCGTCACAACGCAAATTGACCGCTCGGTATAACATCGGTACCGATGCGTATGCATCGAGTGTACCATTTAAGCGCTCACCAGAGCGCAGTTTATCAACCCACCCGGGAATTGCATCGATTGCCATTACGCCCACCCCCAATCTATTTTTGGTTTGCTAATCATCATGACCGCACCGCTTGCGGCGTCAACATAGTCATCGTGATCCCCTCGAGGGAATGTGGTCACCTCATCAATAAACGGCCGCACCCAATTCCCTCTTATAATTTTCACGGCTCCGGCCTCCGCTCGTGCGGCCCACGGCATTGCTCGTGACTGCTTGTCTTTATCCACTCGGATCCCTCGCAGAGTAATTGCGGATAACTCCGGTGCTCTGCGTAAATCCTGTACTGCGGCGAGGCCGTGAAGCGCCTCCTCAATACCAACGATCGTATCACTCTGCTCTGCAAGCATCGTCTGAATGATAATTTTACGGACATCCGGCCACTCTGCTTTGATGCGGATCCCTCCATCCAAGTATATATTACCATCAGCACCAAGACCAGCCCTAATTGAGGCAGTATAATCGGCGCTTGTTTTTGTTGATGTCGCAAGATCCCAATATCGATGCCATTTAATCCCGGGAGGAGCTTTGTCGATTACTGCAAACCATTGGCCCCTAAACATCGTGTCAATCGGATCGATAAATTCTCCCTCGATCTCCTGCAGATACATCTCGGATGTCATGCTGTTTTTAAGTGTCTCAATATAATGAGTAGGCACAAATGGATTGTCTTCTGTTCTGCTATGAATAATCGAGTACTCATTTATATCGGATGTAAATAATCGATACATCCAATTTTTCCCTCGTGGCGTGCTAGTAATCCACGCACGGCCGGGAGATTTGCGCAGTGTCGCAATCGCTGTTGGCCATGTATCGGCAGTCATTTGCCGAGCCTCATCGAGCCAGAGCCAGCCGACATTAGCACCACGGATACTATCAGGATCATCGGAGGAGCGAAAATATATCGTGCGATTACCGAGCAACCGGAGCTCTTTATCATTCTTATTCCATGACAACGCTATACCGGAGCGAGCGACAAACTCGAGGATTGTTTTCATCGCTCCAAGTTTAAGCATAGGGTATGATGGTGCGATTATAATCCCGGTTGAATTCTCTGGCTGTCGGAGCGCCTCGATCGCTCCTGCATGTGTTTTGCCGGAGCCACGGCCTCCGACAAATAAACGGTATCGGTGCTCATCCCTCCAGAATGAGGTTTGCGGTTTGGTCTGTTGCTTGTGTGTTATCAGAATCGGTTGGGAGGGTGAGATCGATAATATAGTTTGTTGGAGCACTGCTTGTTGTGACATTATAATTATCCCGGTATATATGAGGCCGTGCGCCTTTGGCTAAAAACATTAGCAAATTGTCGGATCCCGCAAATCCTCTGCGCTTGATCTCGAGGATGATTAAATCAATCCCGATCTCTCGAGCCTCATCACATCGCTCCCTAAATACCTCATCACTCGCATACAATCGCTTGACGGTCACATACGATACCTCTGCCATCTTTGCCGATACTGCCCACTGTCCGGTTTGCTCAAAGGCCTTTAAGAATGTCGGGATCCAGATAGCTGGCTCTTTACTCAGTTGCTCCATCGAGGCCGGAGGAGCTTGTTTTTTTCTTGGCATAGTCACTCCATTTTTTCGATTACCCAGCCACAGAATTCACCCATTTGAAAAAACTTCACGGGAGCTCCCGGGAGGATATCCGGATTAATTGGGCGCTGATATCCTGATAGTGAAATTTCTTTTTTGATGATATCCTCCGGTGACGCTCCCTGCATCAACTTCCAATCCATCGGGAGCCGTCGCAGACAGGTGCCGATGTATCCGGCCGGAGTGATAATTTTATCGATAATTACAAGCGCTCCTCCGGCCTTGCATTTACTATAAAGATTTGCTAAAAACTCCCTGCGCTCATTAATCGGTAAAAACATAATTGTCAGCATACAGACCGCAAAATCATATTCTTGATAATCATAGTCAACTGCGTTGCATACAATCGGGATCCCGGGTGCGTCATACTTTAGCATCATATCGGCGCTGTTATCAATCGCAACTAAATGAATATTGCGAGCCTCGATAATCGATGCGAGCGATCTCCCGATATTGCCGGTGCTCGCTCCGATATCATACATGATGCCATCCTGCGGGATGTAGTGACGGCCGATGTGCGCAACAGCGTGCGTTGCGAGATCGTACCACGGGAGTTGCTCCCTCACATGAGAGTCAAAGTTGTTCGCAATCTCGGTGCTCTTAAACGTCCATTGGCTCGGAATTTTCATGTTCATATATTTATCCTCGATAGTATATAGTCATCGATGGTACGTGCGATTTGTTTCATCATGACCGGAGGCACAGCCCTTGCGATCCGCTCCACCTGTTGGATATAACTCCCAGTAATAATAAAATCATCCGGGAATGAGCTTAATCGCTTAAGCTCGGATATAGAGAAATTACGGCACTGTGTTGGATGCACAACCGTTGCGAGCGCAAAGCTGTTAATTTTTGTCGTAATCGTTGGGCACGGGAGCTCCGGGATTGGGCGCTTAAGCGAAAAATATTTATCACTCGTGCTCCCTATTTTCATCTTATGCCATTCTTTACCGGTCGCAAACGCAGATATATCCATATCCGGATGCTCATCTGATAAATCAATCGCATCGTTTATTGAGTAGAAATAATCAAACGGATCCGGATGTATTGGCGCAATATTAATATCCTCCCGAACACCAATAAAAATAGTACGCTGACGTGCTTGCGGTACACCGAGCCACTGCGAGTTAAGGAGCTTGCAAGATACTCGATATCCGGCCGATTTGAGCGCTGATAAAATATCTAAAAAATATCCCTTTGCCGATCCTTTGACAAGGCCGGATACATTTTCCGCAACAAATACCTTTGGCTGAATTTCCGTAATTAATCGCACATACTCATAAAATAAATCATCAGTGCGCTGTACCGTATCCGAGTATTTTTTCACCTTGCCCCACGCATCCTCCCGTTTGCCGGCCGTACTGAAACTTGCGCAGGGAGGGGAGCCGTCAAACAAATCTAATTCACCCGGCCTCATATTAATTGCCTCGAGGATATCGCTCCCGGATACCGTGCGTATATCTCGAGTATCAAGGATTGTATCAGGATGATTGATTTTATAAACCTCTTGGGCCGCAGGTATAAACTCATTAGCCCAAAGCACTTTATACCCAGCCATCTTGTATCCGAGGCTCGAGCCTCCGCATCCGGAAAATGTTGAAATAACATTGTATCCGTTGTGCGGCAGTTTTTTAATCTCCTCCATCGAGGGGATTATATAGGGAGGTTTGGTCATGATGATTTGCCAGACCACTTATATCCGCACTTGGGGCACTTGTGCTCTGTATCGATATCCTCATCAAACTCCGGAAAATCTTCAACAGGGATTGGCATCTTTATCGTATCATTGAGATCCGATAAAATTTTATCAAGATCGTATCCAAGGCCGGATAAATACTCACTGCCAAAATCTACCTGCAAAATGTCATTATCCCAAATACCTGCCATCCCCTCCGGAGCGTTGTCGATAATAATAAATCGCTTGCGTTGCTCCTCTGTAATCCCTCGAGCTACTCGCACCCACGTATCAGGGAGCTCCGTGTACCCTAATTTTTTGCAAGCCGTATAGCGCTGATTACCTCCGATGATTATATTTTTTTCATCGATGATAATCGGCCGTAATTCCATAAAGAGCGGATCACGATCGATAGAGGTGCATAGCATGTCCAACGCTTGTGGCGTAATTTTACGAGGATTTGATTTGTTCGGTTTTAATTGACCGATCGGGATACTCATAGATTAATACCTTTATTCGTAATAACTCGCAACACGACATTTACGATTGCGAGGCCTGTTGTCAAATAGGGTGCGACAGACTCGAGCTCCGGGAGTGGTAGCACGGCCGATATGATTACAGCGACGATCGTGAGGATATTTACCCAGATGATTTTAGATTGATACCATGGTTTCATCGTTATACTCCTATAAAATACTTCAAGATAATTGGTATTACAAACGCACA